GGATAAAATAAAAAATGGCTACTTCAATTACAACAACTTATGCTGGTGAGTTTGCGGGCAAATACGTTGCCGCTGCTCTTTTATCCGCTCCTACCATTGAAAAAGGTGGAGTTACCGTATTACCTAACGTACGTTATAAGCAACTTTTGCAAAAAGTTGCCGATACAAACTTGGTACGAAATGCAACGTGTTCATTTACCGATGCATCAACAATTACTTTAACCGAGCGATTTATCACAACGAAAGACCTACAAGTAAATTTGGAATTGTGTAAATCTGACTACTTCCAAACGTGGCAAGCGGCTGAATTAGGTTTTTCTAACTTTAAAGAATTGCCAAAATCATTCGCTGATTTTATGATTGCACGAGTTGGTGAGCGTGTTGCTGCTAATATTGAAACTGCATTTTGGCAAGGTGCAACCGCTACTCAAGGTAGTTTCGATGGTATTTCTACAATCGTTGCCCTTGACCCATTGTTGCCAGCAGCGCAAGAGGTAACTGGTACATCGGTTACCGCTCTAAACGTAGTTACCGAATTGGGTAAAATCGTTGACGCAGTTCCCGCCGCTCTTTACGGAAATCCTAATTTGAGAATTTACGTTTCTACTAACATAGCAAAAGCATACGTTCGCGCATTGGGTGGTTTTTCTACCGTAAGCGGTTTAACTGGAAACGTTGCTCCAAGTGCTGGTGTTGGTGGAATGGGTACAACTTGGTACAACCAAGGCGCATTATCTTTTGATGGAATCGAAATATTTTGGGCGCCCGGATTAGCGAACAATACCGCTATTTGTACAACCGTGGATAACCTATTCTTTGGTACGTCCGTTCTAAGTGATTTGAACGAAGTTAAAGTAATTGATATGGCGGATATCGACGGCTCACAAAACGTGAGAATGATTATGCGTTTCGTTGGTGGTGCGCAATATGGTGCAGTTGAAAACGTGGTTACTTACGGAATCGTTAACGCGGTTAACTAATTTATAAACTTAGGGGGGGCAACCCCCCTTTTTAAAACTTTTTACAAATGGCTTGTTTAGTTTCAAACGGACGATTAGAACAATGCAAGGATTCAATTTCGGGAATCCAAGCGGTGTACCTAATCAATTTTGGCGATTTTGACCCAGACCCATCAACGGGCGGTGGAGATGTTACTTATGATACTGCGGTTGGTTACGAAGATATGATTACCGCTATTGGAGGCAATATTACAAACCTTTATAAATATGAACTTAAAGGTAACAATGGTTTTAACACCACCGTTAACACGTCTCGCGAAAATGGTACTACTTTCTTTACTCAAACTTTAACTATTGAGTTAAAAAGACAAGACCCAGTTTTCCACAAGCAATTTAAAATCTTAGCTTATGGACGTCCGCACGTTGTTGTACGTACTAACGGAAACCAATTCTTTTTAGCTGGTTTATTCCGTGGGTGTGATGCAACCGCTGGAAGCGTTGAAAGTGGGGTTCAATATGGGGATTTTAACGGTTATAAAATTACTTTTGAGGCGATGGAAGAAAAACCCGCGAACTTCCTTGATTGTTCAACCGAACAACAATTGCTTACGTTGTTAGGTGCGCCAACATTGGTTACAACTTAATAGTTAATCTAACGATTAAAAGGAGGGGGTGTAATAACCCCCTTTTTTATTTAGAAACAAAAAGTAATTTTTTAGGTTATTATGTTATGATAGTAGTAACGGACGATACGGTAAATGACCAATTTATTTATTTTATTCCTCGTGTTCAAGGCGTTGACCAAATGTATTTAACGGACGAATCAACGAACGTAACGGTAAACGTTGCAATTACCAATTATACAATGGGTGCGTATGCCGATGAAATCGAAGCGGTTTTCCCTTGCAAACAAAACCATTTCTACCGATTGGTTTTAACGGATGTAAGCAACAACGAGATTTACCGAGACCGCATTTTTTGCACAAACCAAACACCAAGTAATTATACGCCTAACCAAAACACGTATGTTTCCGTTAGTTCGAATAACGAATTTTTAATGTTCTAATATGAATAATATACACATCGTAAATTTAGCCGCATACGAAGCGCCAGTTATCAAAGAATCGAAACGAGATAATTGGGTTGAATACGGCGAAAACAATTTACATTTTAATTTTTTGCTCGATAGATATATAAATTCTACAACCAATAACGCCGTTATTAACAACATTGCGAGGTTGGTTTACGGCAAAGGTTTAAAAGCATTGGACGCATCCAAAAAACCAAACGAATACGCGCAAATGGTAGCGTTATTTGATAAAGAATGCGTTCGTAAAATGGCGTTGGACTTTAAAATGTTAGGGCAATTTGCAATACAAGTTGTATATACGAAAGACCATAAGAAAATTGCAAAGGCTTACCACGTTCCGGTACATTTATTACGAGCGGAAAAATGCAACGAAGACGGCGAAATAATGGGTTATTACTATTCGGATAATTGGGCGGAATATAAGAAATATACGCCAGTAAGATATAGCGCGTTTGGAACGTCAAAAGACGAATTAGAAATAATGTTCGTTAAGCCTTATTCGGTTGGAATGAAATACTATTCATATCCAGATTACCAAGGGGCAATACCATATGCCGTATTGGAGGAGGAGACATCCGATTATATGATAAACCTTGTTAAATCGTCGTTTTCGCCGAAAAGCATAATTAATTTTAACAATGGCGTTCCATCGGAGGAAATGCAAATGCAAGTTAAAAGCGATATTATGAATAAACTTACGGGGGTTAACGGCGATAAAGTGGTAGTAAGTTTTAACAATTCTAAAGAAAGCGCCGCCACAATTGAGAATATGCCGATTGACCAAGCGCCCGAACTTTATAAATATTTATCGGAGGAGTGTGTACGTAAAATTTTAATTGGACACAACGTAACTTCGCCTTTGTTATTTGGTATTGCAACAACTACGGGTTTTGGAAGTAACGCCGATGAACTAAAAAATTCGGCAATTTTGTTTAATAATATGGTAATCGTTCCGTTGCAAGAAATGATGTTAGACGCGTTCGATAAAATATTATCATATAACGGAATTAGTTTAAAACTATACTTCGAAACGTTAAACCCTCTCGATGCTGGTGGCGAAATTACAACAACCGACGAAGCAACTAAAGTTACCGACGCAATTAATATGATGAGTCCATTGGTAGCTAATAAGGTTTTGGAATCAATGACATCGGACGAAATACGCGCATTGGTTGGATTAAAACCCGCACCCATTCAATTAAAAAAGGAGGATGTAAGCGATGAAACATTACAAGGTATTTACGATAATTTAGGGGGCGAAGAAATCGATAACGATGTATGGGAATTAATCGAGGAACGAGAATTTTCCGATTCTAACGATTCAGCTGATGAATGGGCATACAGATTATTAGCGCCTAAAAAAACGTTAATGCAAAAGTTAAGCGGGGTAATTAAAAGCAATCCAAACGGATTTAGCTACCTTGACAAATCAATTTATAAAGTTCGTTACCGTTATTCGGAGCGATATAGTAAAGATAATTCGCGTGATTTTTGCGTTCAAATGATGCGACGAACTAACAACGGAGTTGTATATAGAATCGAAGACATCGACGCGGCGAGTAACTTAGGAATCAACGAGGAACACGGACACAAGGGTAAACCTTACGATTTATTCCGCTTTAAAGGCGGTGTTAATTGTGGGCATTTTTGGACGGAACAATTATACCAAAGAAAGAAAAACCCCGATGGTACATTAAAGGAAGACAAAGCATTATCGAGTAACGAACAAGTTGCAACAATACCAAAAACATATCAACCAAACCCTCGCGGTTCGGGCGATGCAAATACACCGCCTATTGATATGCCGAATAACGGACATCACCCAAATTATAAATAATGGAAGCATTACTAATTACAAGACAAGATTTAGTAAAATATACCGCAGTTAACGGAGCAGTTGATACGGATTCTTTTATACAATGGATAAAGGTTGCGCAAGACATCCACATTCAAAATTATTTAGGCACGGATTTATTTAATAAATTAAAAGCGGATGTATTATTTACAATCAGTAATACGGGAATACCAACAACCACAAGTTTAACCGCTGGCGGTACGGGGTACACAAACTTAACTGGAATCGCTTGTTCGGGCGGTACGGGTTCGGGGTTTGGCGTTGATTTAACAACGGCGGGTAACGCGGTTGTTTCTTATGTTGTATCCACGGCTGGTACTGGTTACACGGTGGGCGATGTTTTAACGATACAAGCGGGTAACGCCGACGCAACGATAACGGTTGATGCTATCGATGAAATACAACAACCATATTTAAATTTACTTACTACATATGTAAAGCCGTGTTTAATCCATTGGGCAATGGTTGAATACTTGCCGTTTAGCGCCTTTACGATAGCGAACAAAGGAGTATTTAAACACGGAAGCGAAAACGCTACAAACGTAGAAAAAAGCGAATTGGAAATGCTAATCGAAAAGCAAAGACAAATAGCGCAAAACTACACGCAAAGATTAATTGACCATTTGGTATTTAATGCGGGAATTTACCCCGAATATAACACGAATAGCAACGGCGATATTTTCCCCGACTCAAACAATTATAATATAGGATGGGTACTGTAAGAAAACCGAACAAAGAAAACATAAAGAAGTTATTAGTTTACTTAAATAAAACAAAATGCCAAACGAAATAGGTTGGGGTAAACCCTACGATGAAACAAGCGGTTATGGAATGGCGGCGGTTAATGGCGCATTGGATGGTTACGGAACAATAGTTATTAATTCTTATTCGGGTGAAACGGATATAAGTTCCATTGACGAAGACAATAGAACAACCAGTTCAATAATAATAGGAGACCCAAACTTGTATTTAGACGGCGGAATAATTTATTTATTCTTTGAGTTTGCGGAGGGCGTTACGTTTCAATCCATTTCTTTAGACCTTTATGTGAACGATGAATTTTTGGTTGACAAAGGATTAACAAGCGATGGAATAAGTTTAATTGATGCAACACCAGCAACGGGTACGTATTTCGCTTATTTAACTATTAATATCGACACGGAAACAAGTTACACCTTTGTTTCAAATACCATTGTTGTATAATGAGTAACAACATTAAGCCAAGCAAATATCCGGTAAATCCGGATGAACAAGCGGAATTATTAGACCAAGCCGTTAACGCTGGAAGAGCGGGTAAACAAGACGAATTAGTAAGTGGTACAAACATTAAAACGGTTAATGGAAATTCTTTACTTGGTAGTGGGAATTTAGTTGTTTCGGGTAATGCCAGTTGGGGTAATATAACTGGAACGATTAGTTCGCAAGTTGATTTACAAAATTCTTTAAATGGAAAACAAAACGTTTTAACGAGCGGTACGAATATTAAAACAATCAACGGAAATTCATTACTTGGAAGTGGAAATATAGCTATTCAAACGAATCCACGAACGATTGCAAGCGTAAACGGAAATGCAATCACTGGTACAAGCATTCAAATAAGCGCGTCCGTTTTAATTCCAGCGGGAACGTTGGTGGCGAATAATACTCTTTACATTAAAGCATTCATAAATAAAACGGCTGGTTCGGGAGTTACAACGCCACGTTACTACGTTAACACGTCAAATACTTTAACGGGCGCAACTTTACTTGGCGCGGGTGGTGGAATGTCAACAAGCGTTTATTTTCAAAGGTTTGAAAGGAATATTTTTTTTGACGGCACGAACTTAAATTCGTTTTTATCTGGAACAAGCGCGGCAAATGATTACTCGTTAAGCGGAATAACTTTAACTGCTTTTAACCCATTGGTAGATAATTATTTGATTTTTGCAATAAGCAACGGAACAACAACACCCGACAATGGAAATTTTAAACGCGTAATTGTGCAAGTATATGATTAATATAACAACGATTAAAGGCGGTTTTAAATTAAATGAAATCGATTATTTATTAGAAGGTGAAGCGGAAATAATAAGTGCAACT